CGTGCCGTCCACTCGATGTACGTGCTCTTGCCCTGGTAGAGCTGCCCCGCGCAGCGGTTGGCGATGCCCTCCAGGCATCGCACGGGGTAAACGGCCTCCGGAAAGTCTTCCAGGAGCTGGTCGTTGGTTTCGAGCTCCGTCTTGAGCGCCTCGAGCATCGTCATGGCGTGCCCCTCGTCGGATGCGATCAGGCACACGAACTGCCGCGCTCCCGTGAAGACGGCCCAAAGACACGCGACCTCGCAGATAGAGGTCTTGCCGCTGCCGCGCGGCATGGCAAGCGCAAACAGCCCGCCCTCGAGTACCGCCTGTTCCACGCGCTGAATGACCTTGAGATGGTCCGGCGACCAGGGCAAGGTGAAGGTGGCCGGGAAGTACTTCTCGCAGAAATAGCGGAAGCTTTTCAGGGCCTTCCTGCGGCAGCCCGCATGCACGATCTTCGGGATGGGCGCGATATCCCGACCCTCGGCAGCAAGCCGGACGTTCCGCGAACGCGCCGCCTCTTTGATGGCACCATAGCCGCTATCTTCGCGTTTCTTCATCTCGTCACGTTGTTCTGACAGCCAGGCAACATACCGCAGAAGGTTGATATACCGTCCGTCCCCGATGCGGAAACCAGCACGGTTCCGTTGCTTGTAGAGAGTATGCGAACGCAGCACTTCGCCAAGGGAAGTGGAATTGACAAGACGTAGCAGCGCAGAAGGGCGTAACTTGCGAGGATCAAACCTGGGCATCGCTCGCATCTTTCTGATTCAACAGGCGATTGAGCCACGCGGCGTATTGCACCAGGTTGATCGTGCCGTCCGGATTCGTGGGCAAACCCATCTCGATATCGGCTTGGATCCTCTCTCCCGATATTCCAAGGATCCGCACTGCATCCTGAATGGAAAGGGCAGTAAGGTCGAGCCGCTTTGTTGTGCAGCTCCGGCTTTCCGGTGCCGACGCCATCATTGAGATGATGTCCTTTTCCCCGCACCCGATTTCTCTTACAATGAAGGGGACTCGCGGCGGCGAGCGGCGAATAAAGGCCTCCGGAGGCGATGGCTCTGGTGGCTTGGGGTCTCGCGGCCCCCGCCGTTCGCCTTCCCACATCGGTCATGTCATCGTTTCTATCCTTCCTAGCATCTTTTCAGCCCATCATCACGCGTGCCTTCGAGAAGGGCTACTGCCAGTCCGAAGGCAAGACGCCAGCGGCGGACGGCAAGACGCTGGCGGGCACGGTCTACGCGGCCATCCTGCGGGAGATACAGAAGAAGGGCGATGAGGCCCGCTTCCGCAAGGCCGCCAGAGGCAAGTTCGAACTGGCACGCTGAGTTCCCCATCAACCATCCTCTTTCACCCCGGCCTCCGCGGCCGGGGTTGCTTCTGTGACGCCTGGAGGGTAACATAGAGTCATGAATTCCGACCAGCCCAACCTGCCAGCGCGATGTTGCCTGCGCTGTCATTTCCTCGAAAGATGCAGCAGCCCACGGACACATCTCCTCATAAATGAAGAGCAGCGAAGCCAGATCGCTGCTGGCGAGACCGACAAGGTGCTCGGGGAATTCTGCGCGCTGGCTTGTTACCGAAAGGTTTGGGATTCGGCGAATCTTCCCAAGGACACAAATGAAAGCTTGGACGCTGTTGTCAGGAAAGATCGCGAGGACTATTGCTTCTTCTACCCGTACACTCCGGGCATGTTCTTCCCCGCAGCAGTGATCTTGGAGCGCAGGGAAGCAGACCGCCGCGACCCCGAAAAAGATCGTATGTTGACTCGCGAAGAAGCGACAAAGGATCGCAGGTGGACCCGTTGGGCCGCCATCTTTGCGGGCGTGGCTGCCGTGTCTTCGCTCATCGCAAGTGTCGGCAATATCCTTATCAGCTGCCACCGAAATCCTGAATCCACCGGCCTGGCGGAACAAGCGGCTATTTCCGAACATTCTCAGCCTCCTCAGCAGAAACCAGGTTCGCCTTTTGCCCCGTGAACTCCTCCCACCTCTGGGCGATGATGTCGCAATAGAGCCCGTCGATCTCCATCATGTAGCACCGCCGCCCCGTCTGCTCGCAAGCGATGAGCGTCGAGCCTGACCCGCCGAAGAGGTCCAGCACGTTCTCACCCTGCTGTGACGAGCACTGGATGGCCCGCACGGCCAGCTCGACTGGCTTCTCAGTGAGGTGCACCATCTTCTGTTGAGAAACCTTCTTCACGTCCCAAACGTCTCGCACATTGTTCGGGCCGTAGAATTTGTGCCCTGCGCCCTGCCGCCAGCCGTAGAAACACATCTCATGCGCACCCAGGAAATCCTTGCGCGTCAGGACCGGCTGCTTCACCCAGATAATCGTCTGGCTGAAATAGAAGCCACATTCCTCAAACGCAGGCGGGTAGTTCGCAGGGCCCGATTCATATCCGCCCCAAATGTAAAAGGCACCGCCTGGCTTCAGGACCCGGGCCGCCTGCCCGAACCATGCCCGCAGAAGCTTGCGGTATTCCTCTCGCGGCAGGAAGTCGCCTTCAAGGGGACGATCCTTTGGCCGCATCTTCTTTTTGGCCCTTTTGGGGTCAGTGATGCCATGAGCCATATCCATCTGCTGGTGATGCATCTTGCGAGACAAATCGGGGTAATGACTCTGCCCGGCAGCTATCGCCGTGCTGCTGCGCGGCTCAACGCAGACCCCATAGGGCGGATCTGTGTTGAGGAGGTCTATCGTCTCGCCGCCGAGCAGGCGGTCGACGTCCTCAGCCTTGCCAGCGTCGCCGCAAAGCAATCTGTGGTCTCCCAGTATGCACAAATCGCCCGGGCGTGTGATCGGCTCGTCCGGCGGCTCAGGCACCTGGTCCGGGTCGGTCAGACCCTGCTTTAGCTCGCCGGTGTCCATGATCTCAGCCAACTCATCCTCGGGGAACCCGATAAGCTCCAGGTCGTAAGCAGCGTCCTTGAGCGCGCCGAGCTCGATGGGCAAGAGCTCGTAGTCCCACTCCGAGAGGTCCCTGGTCGCGTTGTCGGCCAGACGGTAGGCGCGGACCTGCTCGGGGCTGAGGCCGCGAGCCACGTGCACTGGCACCTTATCGAGGCCGAGCTTCAGGGCGGCCCGATACCGCGTGTGGCCGACCACAATGATGCCCTCCTCATCCACGACGATGGGCTGACGAAACCCGAATTCGCGGATCGAGGCCGCCACGGCGTCCACCGCATCCTCGTTCTGGCGGGGGTTGCCCTCGTAGGGCCGAATCTGCTCGATACTCCGCAATTCGACATCGAATCTTGCCCTCATCTGTCCACCTCCGGGATTTTTTTTCACACAAACAAACTCTGCTTGCCGCCGCGGTTGTTCTGGGCACCCTCAGCAGAATTGCTTATTGAGCCAGGACCCATTTTTCAAACCATGGAAAGGCCATCATCGCTCATTGAGAATTTCGTGCAGGATTTCCGGGGCGAGAGACATTTCGCATAACGGTTCCAGCACGGCAACTGCCAAGCTCCTCTCGCAGAGTGCTTCCTTCCAGCGCCTGAATACAATCTTCCTCAGCTCTATATCCGCAGGAATCCCTGTCGCCTTTCGACCCAGTTGACACCTGTCTTGCTCCTCCGGCGGTCGAAACTCCGGCAGCAACATCCCTTCCCCTCCCGTGCTCAGCCAAAAGCGATAGCCACATTCGCACCGATAGCGACCCCCGCGCCGCTTTTCATGCGGTTCATACGTCATCGCTCGCTCGCACCGAGGGCATTCAATGATTGGCTCGCCGCCTGGCCCGGCCTCCCCCATCAGGCTCCCCTGCTGTCGTCGTCTCCCGCCTGGTACTGCTGCACCGCCGATGCGTTCACCTCGTAGTACCACCTGTCCTCGCCCGGCTCGAGCAGCAGTCCCACTGCACTCAAAACTCTCTCCGTGATCCGTCCCGCTTTCAGTGCCGCCAGCACCGCCGACCGGCTCACGGTCCGCTTCACCTTGACCAGCGCATCGTAGCCCCGCCTTGCAAGCTTTCCGGCCACTTCGTCTTCAGATACCTCGTCCCTCAGCTTTATGCTGTCCCGCCCTTTCCGCCAGCCCACCCGGCCGAACAGCGTCTCAATGCTCCGGGCATCGCCGTCCAGTAAAGTGCCGCGCTCCGCCTCACATAGCTCATTCAGTTCCCGTTCGAGCGCAGTGATCGTCTCCGCCCGCCCCTGGAGGCGCTCACCATACTCCGCTCGTACCGCCGCTATCCGCTCATCCATTTGGGCCTGGAGTGCATCCAGTTCCTGCTGCTTGCGCCCGATCCGCAGCAGAAGCCGTTCAACCCTGCTGAGTGCCACGATCACCGTCCCTGCACGGTCCATGTTCGCTCTCCCCTTTTATGTGGCTTGCTATCCCCAAAACAAAAAGGCCCGGTCGTGCCTGCCCTGCTCGGGTCGAGACTCCGACCAGACCGTGGTTCAATCCGACTCCCTTACGCCCGCGTGATCAGCGCGGACAGCCTGCCTGCCATAGTGCCCGATTTCCCCGGGGAATCGAGGCAGGCACTGTCCCTATTATAGGCTCAGCCTGAGGTTATTGCAACCCTCACTCCAGTGATGATTTATCATTACTCGATGCAGATTCGACATGCAGGCGTTCCCGCATCCGGCGCAGAAACCTTTCGGCCGCCTTTCGCCGCTCCGGACTCTGCTCCCACAGCTCCTTTTGGCGCGCCTCCGTCGCGCGGCGGTTCTGTTCCCATTCGGCCTCCTGGGCCTTCTCAACCCGCCAAGCTCCGACGCTTTCTCGCAAGATGGGCTCGAAGTAGCGCGCAATGGCCCCCGGGCTGGACGGCAGGCATACCGCGAGCTTTCGCAATGCCCGCTGGAGCGGTTCCAGCCCATGTTGCGCCGCGCAGTCCCACATCTGGCCCTCGAATGCCAGGCGCGTCGTTGGCGGTATCTGCCCGTTCGTTCCCTCCAACAGCCGCCGTACGGCCACCGGCATGTAGACTCCCGTCGGCACTGCCAGGTGCCCCCGCTTTCGCAGCGCCTCCCGCGCCCGGATCGCCGCCGGATCGTGGCCGTTTCTTGCCGTTTCTTCAAAGCATTCCTTCCTTCTCGGGCTTGCTCGCACTTCTTGTTTAAGAGTACTGTACTGTACCCGACTGAATGAAGGCTTTGTACGTACCGGTTCTTTTAACGGATGCGCTTCGGCAGCTTCGTCGGAAGTCTTGAATGGCTTGGGACTTGGGGACGCTTTCGAGGGCAAAAGCCCTCTCAATTTGACACGGCTCGCCTCCCGATTTGACAGGGCTTTCTTGGCCTTCCCGCAAAAGCCCTCCCAATTTGACAGGGCTTTTGCGCGGCATGGAGCGTCTTCGGGCGCCTTCTCACAGTGCTCACAAACGCCCGGGGGAGCCTTGCCGCCGTAGGCCAACGGCACCAGGCAATAGAGATTGCTCTTGGGGCCCCGCTGGAGCACGTGCAGCAGCCCGCGATCGCGCAGGTCCCGCAGAGCCCGATAAACGGTGCTACAACCGACGCCGCATTGCGCCGCCAGCGTCTCGACCGCAGGCCAACACTGGTAGCAATCAGGCTCTGCCCGCCTTTGAGCGCAGCGGTCGGCCAGGGCCAGCGCCACCAGCGTCGTAGTAGGCCGCAGATCGCGCCGCTCCCATATGCGTTTCGTCAAGGCCAGTGACATCGCATCCTCAGGGCACCAGCCCGTGCCGATTCATCCAGTCGACGATCCGAGGGTCGCCCCCTATCTCCGCCAGCACGGCCGGGATCACTAGCGGCAGGAGCAACACAAACCAGCAGAAGCGCCCTAGCCCGAGCAGCAGCGACAGCGTCATCGCGCGCTCCGCCGGGTGCGCTGGCGGAGCCATCAGCCGGTAATTCACCTCCGGGAGCTCGAGCTTTTTGCCGCCTTTTTCACTTCTTCGTTCCTCCTTCATCCTTCCTCCTTCCCGTATGGGGATGCAGACCCCGCCAGCCTTCGCTCGCGGCGACGAGCAGAAAGGCCCTCCGGAACCCCCTCAGCGGGGCCTGCGACGTTATCTTGTTTGATTTCAACATGTCCGCTCTTCGTAGCAGCTTCAACCACGAACGAGGCACCGGGGGCAGATATAATGATCTAACGATACAAGGTGCCATGCGACGAATTCCGGTTCCCAGCGCTCCTTGCAACATTTGTGGCAGAGCAGTCGAAACACAACCCGGCCATGCCAGAACTTGCGCGGTAGGGCGGCGATTTCTTCTCTTCGTTGGCGCATTCCTTCGGCACCTGCCCAGGTGACAAAAGAAGCCATTGCACATCGAGCAAGTTCTGCCTGCCTGATTGCCAGGTGCTTTCGTTGCCCGTTCAAGCCGCAACCATTTGCCTGCCGCGGGAACAGCTCATCTGTCAGCGTGCCAACACCGCAATCGTCGTGGATGATATCAGTATGCACGCCACAACCCGATCAATCCCAAGCCTATGCAGATGTAAAGCCCGCGACCCTCGTGCCAGACCGGTGTCCACAGGCACAGCCACCAGCCCCGGGACTTGCCCCTCAGCAGCCTCAGCGCATAATTGACGTGCGGGTGCGGCCAGTGCATCGCCCGGACGCCAGCCCAGAAGCTCCTGAGGTCAACGTGCAACGTCATTTCCGTCTCCGCCCCTCGGCCCACCTTATTGCATCCTGGAGGTCGGACAGGCAGTCAGCGCTCCACACCGTCTCCGAGAATCGCTGTGGAAAAAAGCAGAACTGCCGCCACGGTTCGTACCACTCGATCGTGCCGAGGGTGAGCCATGACCGCTTGTTAAGGATTCGATACCACTTCATTCCCGCCGCGTCCACTCGCTCCCGCACGCTAAAGTACTTGTAGCTGCGCTCAGCTTCCGTTTCTTTTATCATGTTCAATCCTTATCCGGTTCATTTTGGCTCCGAATCTGTAAGCGCCTTCTCGGCATGTCCTCCAGCAGCGAGAGGATGGTGCTTTCGTCCAGATTGACCGTCGGCTTCCGCCGCTTGAGAGAATCCGCATCAATCGGCACCGTCCCCGAAAAAAGCACGCGCCTCGGTAGCTTAGCTTTCGGCTCGTTCATTTCCTCATCTCGACATAATGGGGCAGAATTGGCGTATAGTCCCCGATCATGGGAACAGGCTCCGTCACCGCGGTGTGGCCGCTCCGTGTGTGGCTCCAGGCCCTCGGAGTGGTTAGCCAAACGACGCGGCCCACCACTTTGTCTACGTAGCCATACCGCCCTGTCCAGAGCGGATCGCTCGCTATTTCGTGCAGCGGCCGTCTTAGATTGCCAGGAGAACGGGCGTTGTAGACCAGGTCCGGCCCTGAAACCATAATCTTCCACGCTTCGCAACCTGGTGCGCAGCTAATTTTCAGTTTTCGCTCCTGCATGGCCGCCGCTGTTTCCTCGTTGCCCGGTTCCTTCCATTCTTGCCCAATTGCCGCCCGTTCCTCTTCCCTGGCACGATAGTCAGCCTCGTTGAGGAGTTCACACACCTGCTTTGCTTTCGACTTGCTGAAGTTGTGGATTGTGAGAACGAACTCATTGCCTCGGCTGATATCCCACACACCAGGGAAGGGCTCCTCCACGGTATATGGTCCCTTAGACATTTTCTTTCTCCTTCCCCTCAGTGCGAGCATTCCCGTAATCCACGATGACGAGCCCGGGCATGACGCGCAGCACCGGCAATCGCGCAGGCGCATCCAACCCGAGCTGGCGGGCCAGCCGTCGGGCATGTAGTTTCCGCCCGCCTTTCTCCTCTACCAGGCTCCAGGATGCATCCGCTTTCTGCTCGGCAGCGCACATTGCCAGCTGTCTGTTTCGTCTATTGATTGCTATATCACATGCTATAGCATGTGCAGCGTTAAGCTCTGCCAGCCGGGAAAGTTCCGGGGAGAGGTAAAAGACGCCGTGCTCCCGTAGCGCGATGAAGCGGGCTCCCATGCGCGCCCCTTTAATCGGCACCCGAACTTCTTCCCAGTCCGGCCCCGCCAGACTGTGCTCGCGGAAGACCCTGATACGTTCCGGCAATGCTGTCCCGCTGCCCATACGTATCCTCCTGTCATCGGCAACATTTTGGAAACAGGTTGAGCGCACGGTCTAACTTTTGCACTATATCAGCCCGCGTCCGATCCTCATCGAAGATTTCCACGCCCTTCAGCTCGCAGTCGAGGACATAACGCGCGTCTGCGGCCGCATCGCGCAGATCGGCCAACGCCTGTCGGCATGTGCTCATGCACATCTTCAGCTCCCCAGCTCGGGCCTTCTTACCCACACCGGAAGCCGCGTTGAGCGCGGCATACAGGCCCTGGAGGGCATCCCCTTTGGGCGTCCCATAGCCGTAATCACCGGGCGCCCCGAACGCTTTGTGAATCCTGAGCGTTGCCTCCTGAAAGGCGATAATCGCTTCCGCTGCGTTTTCCTGCCTGATATCTGTTTCACTCATTCGGCTCATCCTCCTCTTCCTCTGTGCCTCCGTGGTGATTACATGCCCCGCTGGTCAGTGGGTAAGGCTGGCGACTGCCATCGAACAGCCCGGGGGATCTGCGGCCCGCAGCGGGGCATCATCAAATATGCTCTGCTCCTTCGTGTCCTTTGTCTCGTGCTTCGCAGCGAAGCGCCGCTTCGCAGAGTAGTAAGAAAAATGGATGGCCCGCTGAGTTCGGCGCACACCGAACACCCCTGAACCGAGACTTGGGTGACGGGAAACAGCACATCGAGCGCGTGTCGAGGGGCCGCGCCCGCAGCGGGCCATCCGCAGCTCAGTCGTTCTCTGGCTCCGAGTTCTCATCGAGTTTGCCGTCCGCCTCGCCTCGGTATTCAAAGGTCCCCTGAATCTCCCTGTTCTCGCGGTCGAGGAAGGTCCCGCATTGTTTGCAGTACCATATAAGCGGCTCGATGTATCGCCCCCGGCAATGCGGACACCGGAACTCCGACTCCATCGCTTTCAAGAGCAGCCAGGCCAGAAAGCCTACCGCCAGGATGATCAGCACGCTTAAGGCCGTATGCATCAGTTATCTCGCCCCCTTTCCCTCTCGCTCTCCAATGCGGCATGAACCTCGGCCGCCGCCATGCACCACATTCCCACCACTGCCGCCAGGCTTTTCACCAGCGACATGTCGAATGCGAACATGATCAGCCCCGCCGCCATCGCCACCAGGCCCAGTCGAACGATCGTTTTCATCCCACTGCCTCCATTGAGCAGTTGAAAGCGCTCCGGTTCTCCCTGAAGAGTTCCCCATTCTCCGCCTCGCGCTCTACCTGCACCGGGGTGATCCCGCGCTTAATCATGCCCTCGAGCTGCTCCTCATCCTCATCGCCTTTGAGCACGTATTGAATCTCGGTTGGCCGGAACGCGTGGAAGATGGCCGGCCCCAGGCCGGTTGAATCGCATTTCGGGCACGCCCATCTGTCCAATCCATGACATGCAGGACAGCAGTTGCTGACCTTCCGATGCGCCACGAGCACCCAGGTCTTTCCCACCTTAAAGCCTCTTGGCACGGCGCTGATCCTCCGGCTCACACCCTGCCGGGCACATTCCGTCAGCCATTGCTCCGGCGTCGGGTAGAACTTCTCTCCGATCCAGATCAGTCCGCACCGGCCCAGGCCTGCCTCGATGGGGCATGTCAAGCAGGCCGCCGAATGCGGGCAGATGACGTCCCGGAACAGGCGCGTGCCGTCGACCCAGGTCCAACCCCGCGCCGGCTTGATGCCCGCTCCGCATACGGGGCACACGCTCAACGCCAATGGCAGCTTCCCGCAATCCTGCATCAGCCCGGGCGCCATGAGATACAGTCCCCCGGGTTTCCGCCAGCCGCAGCCCCGTTTCCGATCAATAACCGTTTTCGCACGCATCTCATCCCCTTTCCTTCTGCTTCGCCTCGTGCTTCGCAGAGTAGTAGATGTGAACCCTTATCCCGTTCACCCGCTCCAGGAACGCACGGAGGGCCTCCGGCGTCACCTGCCCCCGCGGTGCTCGCAGCGTTTGCAGGCGGACCACATCCCCATCACATCGCAGCCCGCGCGATACCCAGTCCCGCACCGTGGAGACCCTGACGGCGCACAGCTCCGCCACCTCCTCCTGGCTGTAGGCGACCCCGCCACGGGGAGCCGGCAGAGAAAGCCCCGGCCCGGCTTGCGATTCCACTTTCATCGTGTCTCGATGGTTTTCGCCCGCTCTCAATCCCTTTTCCTGCTCTGGACGGGAATCCTCCGGCTTCGGCAAGTTCCGCATCGTGCAGTCCAACAGCCGCGCCAGCTCCTGCCGGTTTGTGATAATGCTGCTTCTCATCTCAGTTCCTCGAAGCCTCCAGCGCCGCCCAAATTTCGCCCTGGCTCCGTTCAAGTGCCGCCATAACCCTGGCCGGCTCGGCCAGGTTGGCCAGGTGCTCCGCGCTGCGCGCGTGCTGATCCCAGTCCTTCACGGATGCCAGCCTGACACCGCAGAGGCCGCAGCTCACGCTGACATCCTCCTCGCCCAAATCGACCTCGTTCCTGGACATAATGACCATTTACCCCTTTCTACTCCCTATTGTGTGCTGAGCGATGGCCAGGCTGCTCCTGAGCAGCTTGCAGCTCCTCCTGCACGATAAACGTTGCTTTTTGTTGTTTTCGGCGTGCTACTCCGAAACGATATGGCCAGAGGTGACATTGCCTGTCCGAACATTCCGCCACCTCCTTGCTCCCGTTCTCCCATCCCATGCACTCCAAACAGTGATTCCGGATTGCCGCCTGCATGGTAAAAAGCTCTCCCCGCCTGCGCCTGCGTCTTACAATCTTCCTGCTCTTCAAGACATGCGCCATCAGCTCGCCCTCCCTCAAATAACAGCCCCATCCGCCCGCCCAGGGAATCCGCAGAGCTCTGCCGGCCCGCCGCAAACTGCTTTTCGGGCCCGTGCTCCTTCGATTCACCACCGGATGGGGCACCTTCCTGCAATTTCGCCCTTGACAACGCCGGATTCATCACATATGAAATATGCCGTGCAAAAAAGGAAGAGCCGAACGCCGGCGTGCGAGCGGCGATCGGCTCCAGGCAAGTGGCCGCGGAAGCCACCTGTGCTCTGAGGTGTCTAAGGCTTGGCCTCCCCACTTGCCTTACCTCCCTTCCCCTGGATCGCACGCGGAGGTCTTGAACTGTGAGAAATGTTAAATCAATATCTGGAGACAAGTCAAGAGGCTTACGACAGGATTCTGATTCTGGAAGGCCCGCGAGCAGAAAGGACCTATCACCCAAAACGGCCCTGGCGGCAAGGTTGCAACAAATCTTGCCAGCAGAAAAAAAATTCGCAAAAATTGCCGAAATCATGAGAGTAAGTCCGCAAAGTGCCGCCGGGTATCTCCGTGGGGAGCTCGCTCCTGGCGCCGAGGTGCTCGCAAGGGTCGTCGCTGAAACCGGTTGCGATGGCCACTGGCTCCTCACCGGCGAGCCGCGCAACCCGGCCGTTGCGGAATTCGAGCCGGAATACGACATCGGCCGGCAGCCGCAGGCCCTCATGATCTTCCCCGTTGTCGGCCGCGCCGCCGCCGATGACAGCGGGGGCACCCTGGTCGAATTCGAGCACGAACGCAAATGGCTTCGCCATCAGAAGCCCATCGGCTGCGTTGAGGTGCATGGCGACAGCCTGGCACCGCTGGCCTTCCACGGCCAGCATGTGTTCATAGACCTGACGGACAGAACCATTGAGAATGGCCGGATCGTGGCGCTCGAAACCACGGACGGCCGCACCTTCGTCAAGCGCTGGTTCCGGCGCGACCGCGTGATCGTGCTCGAATCAATCAATCCCGTGGACCCGCAGCCGCCCGTCCTTCTCAAAGAAAAAGACATCCGGCAGGCCTACGTCGTCATAGGTGTCTGGTTCGAGTAAGTTTTTGGGGATGCAGAAGGGAGGCGCATCGTGAGAAAGGGAATCTTGGTCAGCTTCATTGGCGTGCTGGGGCTGTTCTTGGTGGGGGCCGCAGTCGAGGAGGTTACCAGGGAAGAGTTTGATAAGTTGACAGCGCGAGTGACCACATTGGAGGAGAGAAGCAGCAAATTGGAACAGACAGTAAAGCATCTGAAAGCTGAGTTAGAGCGGTATCAGAAGCCAAGTTCCGATACTGTGGACAAGCGTGTCAACCGTCATACCAGAACCTATAGCCTCAAGGACCTACCGCCCCCGAATCTCGCCGGAATGCAGCAGCTAGTTGGGAATTGCATCTACGGTCCGGCCAGATTACTTGCGGTCGATCCCGATGGAAATGAAGCGGGGAAATACGTTGCCAGTGTGGTCGACACTTCAAAGAAAGGCTCCCCGTTCGTGGCACACGCAGGGTGGTGCCATGGTGCTTGGTGGCAAATCCGATGCTATTATCAATGCGAACAGGCAGCAGCCATGCGATTAGATAAAGGCGACGAATTCAACATTCATGGCCGAATTGAGCGCTTTCGGATCCAGAAGCCGAAACCGAATGACAAATGGAGCTGTTGGGTTCTCCATCTTTACCTTAGCGATGCCGAAATCAGGTAAAACCAACAGGCGAAATATCTGGCACTACCGAGGCCATCGCCTGAAGAAGCTCGAATGGGGCCTCTGGACGGCACTGGGGGAGCCCGGGCGGTATTTCCTCTGCTATCGCCCGCGCGGACGCGATGGGCCTGTCATCCGCCGCTGGGCCATTGTGGGCCCCGGCCTGACCGTGGAGGACCTGCGGCAGCACGTCCGCACCGTGCGCTCGCAGATCCAGGCCCGCAAACTCGGCCTGCCCTCCAGCGTCACCTGCATGGAGAGCCTGGGCGGTTACCTAAAGGAGCTCCAGCGACAGAATCGTACGCCGGAACATATCAAAGGCGTGCGGCAGGGCATCGAGCGGTTCCTCTCGGATGCGGGTGTCGAAACACTTCGGGAAATCGCCTGCCGCGACGTGGAGCGATTTCTCCAGCATCTCAATGCGGCCGGGGCCTCCGCCCGCACGCAGAACAAATATCGCGCGCATCTACATTCCTGGCTCGCCTGGGCCAGGCGACATGGCGATCTCAGCGAGAATCCGGTAGCATTGGTGCCACGTGCCACGCAGGTCCGCACCCTGGTGCACTTTCCATCGCCTGAACAAATGGTAGCTCTGGTCGAAAAGGCCCCTTGCCGATACGACGCCGCCATGTGGACGTTTCTCGTGCTTACGGGCCTTCGGAGGGGTTCATTTTTGTCGCTTCGGCCGGATTGCTTCCAGAAAGATGGGATCCTGGTGCCCGAAACCAAGCGTCGGACCGAGTGGTTCATTTCCTATTCAGATGGCTGTCCCTTGTGGGGACCTGAACTTAGCAAACTCGGAAGGCGGATATGGGCGGAACGCCCTCCGAAGCTACAGTATGTGCGGGTCCACTGGCAAACGAGCTGTCAGGCTGCCGGGCTTCATTACACATTGCACAGCCTCCGCCACGCCTTCTGTTCCTGGCTGATGATGATGGGGGAGCAGCTGGCGGACATAGCCGCCTGGGCACATCATGCCACACAAGCCACGACAGAGAGGTACGCGCACCTGCGGCCTCGCGGCCGAGAGCGGATCGCAGAAAACCGGGGGCATGTGTTCACAATTCGTGCTCGCTGCTTGGAGGTCTCAATGGAACGACGATCGTAATCCGTTGATGCTGGCATGTTTATGCCATCCTGCGCCCGTAGCTCAACTGGAAAGAGCATCGGACTTCGGATCCGAAAAGTTGTTCTTGTCCTATGGCCGGACGGACAAAGCCTTTGGAAGATAAGTCTTTGCTTCATAGGAGCTTGTGGACGTGCTCCGCTTTGGCCGAGCTTGGGCAAGTAAGGAGATGTTCCCCGCTTTGGTGTTCACATTGTGTTCGCAGGGCCTAACACTCCCGGGGGCGGATCCGGGTTTATCCGACTGCGGGCCTTTGCCATCAAAGCTTCGGGCCGCACGTGAAGATAAATTTGAGTGGTTACGACGTTTTCGTGGCCCAAAAATGTCTGGACCTCCCGAAGGTCCCACCCCTCGCGCAGCAATTCAGTGGCACATGTGTGGCGGAAGACATGCGGAGTCACACGCTCTGGCTCCTCGATGCCTGCTTTCCGTGCCAGGCGTTTGACCAGTTGCTGAAGGTATCGGGCCGAAAGGGGCTTGCCTGCCAAGGTCGTGAAGAAGGTACTGCCAGTCGGGCGCTGGGCGTCCCAGGCCCTTAGCCAGGCAAGAGCCACATCCTCTATTGTCACTGGTCTGTCCTTGCCGCCCTTCCCCCCACGGACTTCGAGCGTGCGAATACTCCATTTGATGTCGCGTCGGCGAAGCTTGATGATCTCAGAAACGCGAAGGCCCGCGCGGTGCATCACTTCGAGGATGGCGCGATTGCGCAGCCCCGTGGGGCAACGGCAATTCGGCTGTTTCTTGATCGCAGCAACTTCGTGGCGCTCGAGCACTTCCGGCAGCTTCTTGGGGCGCCCGTTTTGGCGTTGCATTCTTGCCTTCCTTGAGTTCGCATTTTGTTATTCGGGCGGCCTGGCAGCCCTATATTTGATGTAACTCCTGCCATAGCCACAACTTACGTATGATCTGGGTCTGCCAATATACTACGCAGAATATCTAAAATGCGTAGTATATGCGGCGCTGCTCCCCAATGTCAAGGAAAATGCGAACTCTATTTGCAAAACGACATTGTCTTCACGGGGCATCAGGCAAAAGCGCGTACTACTCTGCGAAGTAGCTTCGCTACGTAGCACGAGTTTTGGTGCTCTGGGCGCATCATTTCTTTCGATGGTTCAACCCCATCCCGCCATAGATGCGGCTGATCATTTCGCGTTTCGCCAGTTTTGTCGACATCTTCTTCCACGCGCCGCCTGGCCTGCGGAACTCGAAACGAAGGAATCCGACCGTAACCTGGAACAGCAGCCGCGCCAGGCAGGGAGAGAGGCGGCGAAGGCCGGGCGCATAATGACAGGCAAGCCGGAAAAGCCCGACTCGACGGATGCGCATTTCCAGAACAATCTGCTGGCGACTCGTGCTTCGCAGAGCAGTATTGGCCATCATCTTACCTCCGCGACGAGAGTAGGAGACGAAGGAACCTCGCTGTCCGCTGTGGCGATGCGGACCACGAAGCGGCACTCCGGAGCGGCGATCAGACCGCGTCTTCATAGAGGTCGAGGTACGCGAATACGCCCTTCCCCAGCGAGCCGGTGCCCGCGTTCACAGCGACTTCGACTTCCAGGACGTCGTCGGCGGCCACAGACGTGCTGCTGATGACCGCGCTCTCCAGCTCGTATGCGGATTGGCTGTTATCCAGCGTAATGGCAGACTGCAAGACTGATGAGCCATTTTTCAGGAGGTCCACGGTGATCGTTGCGTCGCCGGTGCAAGGGCTAACACAGCCGGCCTTGAACGCCTTCAATGTCCCGCTCGTGCCATGAACAACGTGCACGACTTTGGTCTCTCCGCTGGCGGTAGTGCCGCTTTCCTGCGCACAGACCTGCCGATGCTGATGCTCGAGCTTGGACGCGGCAATGTCCGCCCCGGCGTCTACCTCGTCATCGCTTATCGCGCCCGCCTGTAGCCTGGCATCAAGGAAACGCACGGTTCCCCGAAATTGCCCGTCTTCCTCGATTACGAATGCCATCGTCTTTTCCTCCATTTAACGCCGTGCTTCGTAGAACCTGCACATCTCCTCGTTGCACATCCGCCGGCTGACCAGAACCTTTTCTCTGGTGCAGTAAACCCGACAGCAGCCACGCGGTTCAGCCCAGCGACATCGCTTTTCTGCTCGGCCGCCATGCCTTTCCGCTTCCTGGAAAAGCGCAAGCAGGCTATCTCGCCTCGCCACGTCTCCGCTCCGCGTTCAGGACAATCTCGGTGGCCGATTCCGGTCTCATCAGACCTATGGCCACGATGCCTTCCAGGCGACGGATCAGCTCAGCAGTTGTCATGGTCTCTGCAAGCGCCTCTACAATCGGCCCGAGCCTTCGGACTTCACTCTCAATCGCCCTTTTCCGCGCCCGTTCCCGCTCCGCATCCAAGTCCACGGCAGGCAGGTCCGTCCAGAAGCCTGCGGGGCAATTCTCATCCGGGCCCTCCATATAGGAATCGTTCAGCTCGATCCTGTTCTCGTAGCCCCTGAAGATGCAAAACGGCCAGCGCGCCACGTCCGCATGATGTGTGATGCGATGCGGGCAGGTGTGACAACATCGGATTCTGACGAGTTTAGTGCCGCTCATGACCTATCTCGCTCCTAACTGTAGACGGTTATATCGGGCGGATTCGTGCAGCATGAATCATCCGTGCTAGTATATGTGCCGGTCGGGCAGTCTTCTACAACCCCCGGTTTCTCGTACTGAACATCCGGACCCGATTCCGGACACGCGCCAACACACAGGGTCCATGCGGTGCCGGTGTAAGTGATTGAGCAGCCGCCCGTGCATCCCTCCACAATATCGCCGTCCGTGCTGAGCGTCCACTCGTTGCCCGACGAGTAATCCCACTGCCAGGTGCCATCACACGTGCCCTCACATACGACATTGACGACCGCATAGACCGTGGCCGGACAGCCGCAATCGTTTACGAGGTGGCCGTCCGCGCTCTTGAGCAGATGCCCGCTTGCTGACGATTTCTTAAGGTGCGCCATGTCAAGAGCACGCCTCCGGCACGTCAATCGTTACCCTGGTCTCGGTGCTCACGCTCGTGAGGTGCCCCTGGGCATCGAACTTGAACGTTCGATAATAGCCATAGAGGGTCTCGTCGCCTGCATGGTTGTAAGCCATCCGCGTGAGAGCTGTCAGTCCCAGCGTGCCATCCTCGACTGTCCACGAGTCCGTCTGGGCCGCCTCCGTCTCTGCCGTCGTGCCCACGCTGTTGGCAGGCGAGTCAGGATCCGTCGGCTGCGCGTGCGCCACCTGCGCGTCCTCATCGTTGCCATCATCCAGCTCTGTCAGCTCAATATTTGTTCCCGCAGCCAGTTTGGCCAACAGATAATCGGCCGCGGTGTCGTTGCTGGAAACCTTGACCTTTTCACATGGCTCCGAGGTAAACACGACCTGGCAACGCCCGTCAGTGTCGGGGGAACTCAAAGCTCGTAACGGACCGGTATTGTCCACCTCGGCATACCACTGGCCCTGCGTTGGCCTCAAATGGTCGCCGTAGGACACGCTGCCATTGACCCGCAGGTTGTAAACGCCACCCGCCACGGCGATCAGCCCAAATCTGTCTGCCGGTATTGGCTCTATGGCGATGCCGTACAAGGGATAATCATCGTCGGGCTTCCCGAACTGAAGGTGGCCACCCTCTGTGGTTCCTAAGACACTGACAGGCGCATACCACGGCACGTCCTGGCCACTGGCGTTGTAGGCCTGCACCACATTTGCATTGAGGCCAGCGGACGTCCTGCCTTTGCCGAATCTTATGCTGCTCTCCTGGTACGCTCGTGCAGCATCTACGAAGCGATTGTAGGCCTCGGCCGGAATCCGGAGCGGATCGCCTGCTTTAACCTTTTTCAGTGCATCACCGCTCATGTGCCTATACCGAGCTGCGAGAAATCTCCGTACTCATAGACCTTCTCCACATACACAGCCACAGGTCTTTGCACGAGCTCCTTTGCATCCTCATCTTCTCCGCCCGTGTAACGCACCCAGAGATATTCCCAGCCGCCCTTGATGATACCGGTGATCGGGCCAATGGTAATCCCACTCCTGTTCGGACTGGCGGCAAACCGGAATGAGATCTCCCAGTCACCCTCGCCGCGCTTCGAGCCCCGCGCGCCCAGGAAGAGCACCTCGCCGCGCTCGAAGCCCCTGAATGCGGCATTATTGACCATGCCCGTCAGGCCGGCCAGGGTGTGCTTATAGGTCTCCGTCACGTACGAATCATCCAGGTAATGCTGCTCGCCCCAGTTGTAGACCGGCACGGTGATGTCCACGCCCTGCACGGTGTGGCCACTGACCGCAATTGCACCCTGGAAGTTCGGAGCTGTATAGCCCGGCGCGGCATATATCCCGACAGTGTCCCGGCTCTGCGTTATGTGCTGGCTGCCACCGCCGGTGTCGAACTCGAACACCGATTCGCCGGTCTGGGGCCGGGTCACCAGGCCGTACCGCACGGTGCCGTCCCATATCGAGATGTCAGGATTGTTCACATCCACAAATACGGGCCGCACCTCCCGGCCAGTGCGCACCAGGCTGTCATACATGGCCGGGGCCTCGTTGCCCAACGCAGTCTTGGCCTCCCCGTCGTCGGCAGTGCCTTTGATCACATAACGCAGCAGGGCGGAAGGGTTATCGCCCGTCTCGACCTCGCGGCTATCATGTTTTTCTGTAACGGTGATTGCCATTATCCGGCAAACCTCGATACGTCTTTTATGTGCTTGGCCGTCTCTCGCTCGTACTCCTCAATGCGGGCCAGATGGCCAATCATTTGTTGGGTATCGGGTCCCATCCCAAGACCCCCAAGAGCCGCCGCGCTGAATGTGCCGACAATAGAGGCTGCCATTTCTGGAGCCTTAAAGCCTTGTTGAAGCAATTTGAATCTCAACTGAAAAAATGTCTTGATTTTTGCCACACTCGCCCCTATCTCCTTTGCCCGCTTTATGGCTTCGTCACGTTCAAGCGCGAGGAGGCGTTTTTGTTCCTCAAAACCATCGTAGTTCAGTCTGATGCGTTCCCTCGCGATTCGACTGTCCCAACTCTCATTCTCCTCAGCGATCTGCTTCTGGCGAGAGCGGCGCTCCTCAGCGGCCTGCTCTGCCCAATCTCTTTTCTTACCTTCAATCTCAAGCCAACGTGCATAATTCGCCTGGTTGATCATACGCTCCGAAGCGCCAGCCTTCTCAAGTGCCCTGATCTGCTTGTTGTATGTTGAGTTGATAAGAGCGATTTCGCGCTGATATTTGTCATTCATTAACTGAATGCGTAACTGCTGAGTCCTATAAGCCCAATCATCTGCGATGTCCTGTAGAGCGTCGAAATCACTCTTGGCTCCCGGAACATCCACCGCTGGCGGTGGCTTTGTTTCGCCGCGCGGACCTTCTCCAGGCTTTGCTTGAGGTAGGCCCAGTTGGCTTTTAGAAAGCAAACCAAGCTCTATTCGCAGATCACGGATGGAGGTTTTTGAATGTATGATCTTCCCAGTTAATTCCTCGATTCGGGCCCGAACTTTTAGCAGATCGAGTTCAATCTTTCTGACTTGCTCTGGCGTCCACTCGACATATCCCGGCTCAGGCCTCAATGTTTCCTCAAGCAATGCCTTTCTTTCCAACGCTCTACGGCGCTGATCTTGCAATGCACTCAGGTTTTCTCTCTGTTTGCGCAAGGCCAATTCCTTGCCAGCCTGCCCAAGTAGCTTGGTTTCCTTACGAAGGTGCTTCAGCGAACCGGCGGTGCCATCGATGATAGCCGCATATTCTGGAAACAGCTTTTTAAGACGTTCTGTTATATTGTGGAGTTCAAGTTCCTCGGCGGCAGTCTTGTTGGTCTTGACCGCGAGCTCTTCGTACCGGCCGATGAGCTTATCGGCTTCCTCGGCAGAATCCTTGATTTCTTTTTCGCTATACTTCATTGAATCAGCCAGTAATGTATTTTTGAGACCGAGATAACCCAAGACCCCCGCTAGAAGGGCCCCGGCACCGATCAGCACCGACATCGGCGAAAGCAATGCGGCCAGGACGCCCACCAGGGAACTAATCAGAATGAGAAGACCGCCGCCTCCACCTATAATTCCCACAACTTTAGCAATCGTTATAGCGATTTGTTTGTTTTCTGATGCCCAGGCCCGGATGGCCGCTGCGACTTTTGTGCACCACTTCGCTACAGGAGTGAGAGCATTTAACAATGGTTCGCCTATAGCTATAGCTGCGCTCAGAATTGATTGCTTGACCTGATCCCATTTGAAGGCAAAGCTTTCAGTTATCTTCGAGAAGGCCTCCTGCGTTGCCCCGGTTTTCTGCTGCATCAAGTTCAGATCTTTAAGGGCTCCTTCCATGTTCTTGAGTGCCGGCAGCACACCACGTAACGCCCGAATGTTGGGAAAAAGAATGGCTATGTCTTCAGGCCTCAACGAACTGATGCGCTGAAATACGCCCAGCAAGCCTTCGGCTTGCAGCGTAGCTGTGGACATTGCAAAACCGAGGGAATCTGCATACTTGGCCGCCTCATCAGACGGCTTTAGGAATGTGGCAATTACACGGTTGATGGCGGTGATGGCATTCTCAGTGCGGAGGCCATTACGGGTGAGGGTAGAAATCATCGCACCGAGTTCATCTACGCTTACACTGGCAGTTGCGGCCGTCGAGGCTACCATGCCGATCTGCGGAGCAAGTTCGGCGAAAGTTGTTTTGCCGCGTCGAACTATCTGAAAGAGCGCATCAGATACATCACCAGCGCGATCGGCGGACATGCCATAGCTGTTGAGGATAGTCGTTATTGCATCCGCCGCAACGGCCGTATCAGTCAATCCAGCCCGCGCGGCCTTCGCAGATATTTCCAGGACATAAAGAGCTTTTGAAGGGGCAATCGAAGCAGAGAGAATGTCATAAAGCCCGCGTGCCAGGGTTTCAGTGGATTCTCCAAATGCAACACTCATTTCAAGAAGCCCTTGCCGAAACGCTTGCATATGTTTCCTTGGTTCATCCAGCATCGTAGCTACAAAAGCCATTTGCTTTCCGAACTCCATGGCTTGTTTTCCAGCCAGAACCAAGGGGACGCCCATTGCAACCCCCAGTCCCATCATCCGAAGGCCAATGCCGCGCACGGCAGTGCCAAAGGCGCGGAGCTTGTACTGGGCACGACGCAGGCCGCGCACGAGGCGGCTGTCGTCGGCAAAGAGCTCCACGTAGGCCCTGCCGGCCTTGATGCCGCGCTGTGAAGGCATCGGATTACCTCCTCAGTGTTACGATGACATGATGATCATCCTGCTGGCAGGCCAGGATCATGACCGGAATGCCCAGCCGCATGGCCTTCACCTTCTGCATCGCCCGGCCGCAGACGGGGCAGTTATCGGTGCCCTTCAACCCCTTTTCAATCGGCCTGTATGATTCTTTTGTCATCAGGCGCCCTCTCCCACTGCATCACGCACGATCACGTAGCCAGCAGCCGCTGGCCAAACTCCGATATCACCTGCATTGTCGCTCTGCAAATCAACCCAGCACCGTGTTTTACCGCTCCCCGTCAGCGTTGCTGTTTGCTCATCGGTCGCGTGGAATACGAGCGTGAGGCTGGTTCCGCTTATTGTTGCGCTGGCAGCCGTCAATTCCAGGTCGGGGCTGCCCCCAGAGCGATTCTGTGAGAGCAAGAGTTTCCAGGTCCACGATGCGGCCCCAGCGGGCCATCCGCTCGATTTTGTAAGCGTGACAGTCAGACTATCGTCGCCCGCCGGCCATCGGGATCCGCGCACGATTTCGCCGTAGTTCTCCATTTCAGTCAACCTCCACTGCAACGGCAGGAGGGGAGACATCCACACTTACGTAATGCGCCGCGCCGACGAATTTGCCGGTGTACGCCTCATTGCCGTAGACGACGCCAGCCTCCACGTCCTCCTCGGCAGGATAATCGCAGCCTGCCGTGCTTGGGCTGAAGCCCCTCAATACCGGTGCGCCGAATGGCATGGTGTCATGCCTCCTTCAGATTGCCCACGATATGGTTCTCGGACGTCACATTGCTGCCGTCCGGTTGGGTTGCATTCTTTGTAACGTAGACAGTGCCGGGAACGCCCTTCTTCGTGAGTTTCACCTGCCAGGGCGTCTGGTTGATGTCGGTAATCCAGTCCCCGTCAAGCCGGTCCACTATGGCATCAATCTGGTCGCTCAGAGTTTCCAGCGTATCACTGTCTGCACCCACACGCGCTATCTGCGTTGCTCCGCTGTCTGCGCTCTTGATCGGGAATGCAGTGCTCTCATCGAACGTGCTCGCCGTAATCGAGCCGTCTGCAAGGCTGAAGCCTGCCTTGTCCGTAAGCGCACGCGTGCCCACCGTCCATACGTCGGCGGCGCTGTGCGTGCTGTAGCCTGAGCCATCTGCCTGCGCGGTGCCTACCAGGTAAGTCGCACTCGGCAGCTTGTTATAGACGGCTTCGAGCTTGGTGCGGTCGGCTGCGGTGAAGTCCACTGCGGTGGTGTCCACGACGATGCTGGACGCCACGTAATTCGTGGTGACGCCATCTTCCGTGGCGGCGACCTTGAAAACCAGGCCCTCTATGGCGTGAGAACTGGCCACGGTATAATCCACGTAATACTGCCCTGTCGTACCGCCTGGCTTGGTGACGGTGCCCAGGTTCCCGCTACGGCTGGTGCCCTCATTGTTCTCCGCACTGACAGTCGGATTGGAATCCAGGTCCTCAGCCTGATGCTGCTCGTTGTAGTGATAGATCCAGATTCGGAAGCTCGTGCTCCCGCTATCGGGGCGTTCCATGAGCGGCGGCGGGCAAACGCGTACGCGGCTGGCCTGCGTAATTCCCTGAACATCCGCTTGAGATGCCGCCAGGCCACCAAGGTTGAGGTTGTCCAGGTAGCCCGCTCGCGCGTCCGTCCAGGTGGCATTTGACAGAGCCGTTGACGCGAGCGCCGCATTGTCCGTCCCGCGCATATCGCTGTTCGTCGTCGTCGTGTCCACGAGCTTGACGGCCTCGACTTTGTTCGTGCTCGGATCGTAGCCTTCGTCCGCAAAGTCCTTGAGGTCAGTGGCGCTCTGCGCCACACCGCCAAGCTGCGTTACGTCCACTTCGAGTTTGTCGGTCGAGCACAGCGAATCGTAAACGTTGGCCGTCACAACCATGAAATCATGCCAGACCGGCAGTGCCCCGGATTCATGCACAAATAATTGCAGCCTGCCGAGCGTGCCCGTGTCGGTAGCGTCCAGCGGGCAACCGTACATTCCGCCCGTATCGTGTGTGCAGCTTGTCGCCTCGTTCTTCTGAGCAAACGCCCCGCCGTTCTTCGAGAGCAGCACGTCCGCCTGGGCAATCGTCAGCCCCGTCTCCGCAGTATCGCCGTCCGTTGAATCCAGGAACGGCCCTATCTTGACCGTCACCGCCGTGGATTGCTTTAGTAGCTGCATTTCATGCCATCCTCAAATTTCTGTAATGCTGCATCGCAACCGGAATCGAAAGGCCTATCTCCAAATCGGCTGCCTCGAAGTCATCGCCACGTGGGCCTGTGCTCCAGCCGTGCTCGCGTCCATGTATACCTGTACGAACGCCTCCAGAAATCGCAGTATCTGTCAGCGAGATTTCTTCTGCTGTATCTATAAACAATTTGAGTGTAGTGCCATCAATTTGCGTTCTCAGAGTATGAGGCAGATTAAAAGTATAATCCGAGCTCGCTAACTGAGTATATGCTCCAGATATGAGCTTGTATATTTGTTTGAATCGTTCACTATCATTGTCATGTTGCCACAACCTGCCAATGTAACACGTTTCTATTGAACTGTCGAAGCGGACTGCTGGGCCAATTGCTCCTGGCTGGTAGCTGTTTCCAGACTGAACTACGATAGCACTAAGTTCGCTGTAATGATCATTACTGCTTAGGTCATTTTCGGCACGTGCTGTGCCGTAACATGCGTCATGGCTTGGACCCTCGTGGTAATTTGCTTGATTGTCCAAAACGCGCCAGGTACTGTCCGAGGGACAATACTCAGTCCAGGTAAGGTCTGGGCCGAGTGTGCCACTATCCTCTTTATTGAAAGATTCAGTGATAGTCGTCTCAGGCCGTGTTGATTCTTCATCTGGCAAATCGTCAGGTATAAACTCTCGCCCTGCAATGGTGCGATATTTCCGTTCCAAGCCACCAAGCACACGCCGGTGGAGTTTCTCCTGGTAATCTGCTACCGCCTCACGGGCTTTGTCAAAAGTGATACCCTTACGCCGGGCAGACCTGTAAATCCGGCTCCACCGCAGACGATTAGCTTTGCCAGCAAGCTCTTTCGGGTTTGTTGGAATTGCTCGCAACGCCGCCGCTTCGGATAAAGCGAACTCACGGATGCGCCGATAGTCATTCTGGATAACTTTCTGAATGTTCGGCCACGCAGGATCGGATTGGCCTTGGAAGCGCCATGATCTCACCAGTGAATGGCCGCCAAGCCAGAGTTCGAGGTCACCGCGCACAGTGGGAATCAGAGGCTTCGCCCGCAGGTTGCCTTCAGGGTCAGCTCGAAATGTGAGAACCTCCCACAAGGCATCCAGCACGTTGTTGGCGGATAAACTATCCAGGTGTAGAAGCGTCTTCCAAGCCCCTTTTTGAGCAGCGGATAGAATACCATCAAGTTCTGTACCCACCAAATCATAGTCGCTGCCAAGTTTACGATCCGTGGCAAAGAATCCCTGTGGCTCCGTGGTGCCGCCGTAAGGGCGCAAGTCTACCAGGCCGACAGTTCCCTCTGGCGCGGCCCAACAGCCGCCCTCATCCTCAACCCATCGCCATGGGCCCAGGTAGTAGTACACTTAGGAGGCTCCTATGTAACCGAAATCCTCAAACCACTCGGCGGCATCGGGGCCGCCGAGATTTCTATGCTCGCCTCGTTCGAGTTCACCGGATCGCCTCGCCCGTTCGGTCCGGCGCAGCCGGCCAGTGCTCTCATATGGAGCCGCCATGCTGCTTGAGCTTGTAGATGCCGAGCAGGATCCCGCCGGAGATCGCTATGCCCAGCAGAATGCCGATCACAATTCCCCAACCCATGGTTCTATCCTCCGAGCAAAATGAATGGTACACCGACAAATGAAAACAATATCAGCCCGATGAAGAGCCCCCTGAGCCACCAGCTCCTGGGGTTCGGAAGCAGCCAGCCGATCAGCGCCAGCCCGATGATCCAGGCGCCGCCGCAGACAGCCAGCTTCGCTATCGTTGCTGGCTCCAGGCCGCTCACCTGCTCTATCTGCTGGCTCACGTCCCCCGCCACATCGCCAATGGAGGAGCCGTGCTGGTCGGGCAAGCCACCACAACCACTGCAGAAGTTCACCACAGAGGCACAGAGGGCAAGGAGAACGACAGAATAGGATCCGGGGAAAGAACCATATGGCGTTCGCTCGTTTTGCTGTCTTTCGCCCATGGGCTTGTCTTCCTCTGTGTCTCTGTGTCTCTGCGGTGCGTCTGTTACCACGGCCAGTCGGCCGGCTTCTCGTCCGTATGCTCCACGAAGGTTTCTCGTATGGCTGCATCGCCCCTGCCGAACGCCATCACCCTTTCGTGCGTGTAGCGCGGCACGTGCACCGTCGTGCAGGCAGCCAGGCACGAGAGCATCATAGCAAGCAGCAAAAGCCGGATACTCTTGCTTCCCAGAGTAGTAGTCCTCATTTCCTGCCCCTTTTCGTAAACAGGTCCTTCAGAACCCGCAGGTTATCCGCCCTGAGCGGCACGCCGCGCCGCCTGCCCGAAAACGGGTTGAAATCGTCCGGCCTGAACGCCCTCGTCTTTTTCGGGTCCCGGTTCACGTTTGCAATCAGCGCCAGGATGCAGCTCGTATGCTGCCAGGCATCCCGGCCCCTGGCCTCCGCCATCCAGACCAGCTCGCGGAGCGTCAGTCGTCCCGGCTCGACTCCTGCGATTGCCGCGAGCTGGTAGATAAGCTTCCAGATCGCATCTCGGCCCGGAGCCTCTCTTCGATCTCCCCGCCCTCCAGACGGGCCCTGGCGGCGTCCAGTACCATCTCCTGGAGATGCTTCATCTTCTGAAGCGCCTGCCTCAGAATCTGGCCCGTCCGGCTCGGGAAAAAATTTGCCAGCTCCTCCAGAAGCGCCTCGGTCGCCTGCTCGATCACATCGCCGACCATCGCCCTCCCGAACTCCTCGTCGGACACGCCGTGCTCGTCTGCCTGTGGCTTGCACACCGCGTAGAGCACATCGCAGAGCAGAACGGGATCGCCGGCGAGCTGCTCGAAAAGGCGGCCATTGACCGTATCGAGCAGGTCTACGTCCAGGAGGGCCCGAACGCGCTTGATGACGTCTACGTTGATCTGCACAACCCAGGTGCGATTCTCAGCATCCGTAAATGCAGCCATCTAACTCCTCCATAGCTCGTGCTTCGCCTCGTGCTTCGTAGCGAAGTCACTTCCGGCCTTCGTAGCCAAAGGTCACTTCGGCGGAGTAGGCACTTCGCAGAGTAGTACTTGAGCGGCGCGGGCCTCTTACGAGCCGCTCACGGTATACCATTCCGGATGGCTGGAGGGCTTCACGGTCACGCTGACGGTAACGCCCTCTTCCAGTGGCTCCGAGCGATTGAAGCTCATCACGCTGAAGTTGCTGGCCAGGCCCTCGGACCCGGCACTTTCGATGTCGCCATCCATCGCCGCCAGCGCGATCTCGGTGCCGTTGTTCCACGCCTCTTGAAGCGCCGTGAATGCGGCATCACTGGTATCCCACATCATCTCGAACTCGAGGCTCCCGTCCTTCAGCGCGGGCAAGGTCAGCTTCCAGCCGCCCGCGCGCGTGGAGACATCGGCCTCGCCCTTTTCGAGATTCAGCGTGAGATCGCGCACGTTGTCGATCTCATTCCATTCCACGGTCGCGGGGGTGTTGGCACTGCCATCAAGCGCTGTGCTCGAGTAATAAAACTTGCAGTCCTTTCCCAGTTTCGGCATCCTTTTCTCCTCCTATTTGACAGAATCCCTCCAGATGTCCGGCAGCAGTTTCTCCTGCGCTTTCTCGAATGCCGGCCCCATGTAGGGCCTCGGCTCGTAGAGACAGCGTTTGCCCTTCCGCCGCACTGCCGCGCCATATTCCAGGACCTCCGGGACCGTGATCGTCCCGTACCCGGTCCGGCGGTGAAGCAACGCCGGGCCAATTACAACCGAGCTCTGCCGGAAGTCGTAAGCATAGAAAATGAAATCCTTCAGCAGCCCGACGTGCGAATGGGGGGACTCCCCGGGCGCCGCGTAGCCCTTGCGCCTGCGGATTGACCTGCGGGCCGTCGTTCGAACCCATCCGCCGAAGTGGTTGAGCACGCGTCGCCTGGCCTTTTCAACCGCGCGCATGACCTTCTGGCGGTCGAAAAAGCCGGCTTTTGCCGTCCTCAGACTCATGCCAAACATTCCGCCTGCCATCGCTATCTCCAGCACCGATAGGTAACGGTGATTACGCTCGTGAACTGTCGGAACTCGCCCATATGCTCCGGCGCGTATATGGGGCTGTTCTCCGTCCCAATCCAGCTTGCCACGGGAGTCGTGTCCAGCGCACGGCCGGTCAGGTAATCGGCGATCTCCTCGACCAGGCTCATGAGCGCATCCAGTTCATCCAATTCGGCTTCCCGCTTCTGGACGGCCACGTCCACGCGGTAATCGTACTGCTCCTTCGCCCGCGTGCCGCCTGCCTGGCTGATCTCCATTGATTTCGGGATGACAGTGACGTGGAGCGTAGCCATATCGGGCAGCTCAAAACGGGGCAGATAGCTGCGCTCAGCCGTAAACGCCTGGCTGAACGTGCCGCCGTTGAGCTCATCCACAACGGCATCCGCTATGTCAACGATAGTCGCCATATCCGGGTTACCTTGCTTTCGCCCAGAGCAAACCGCCAGCCGAGATCAGGCAGCTGCCGACCGTGATCACCACCAGGTGAATGTCGCCGCCGATGGATAGCTCGCAGCCAATGCCGACGCTGGTGACCATGATCCCGATGCACTCGATTGCGGCAGCGTAGAGCCTTGTCGTTTGCTTGTTCATGTCACTGTCTCAACATGCTTCGTATGAACTCGAATCGTATTGTGGTACGGATCGGAGTATCGCCAGCAAGGCTCGTCGGCGCCCGGGCTCGTAACCTCGTGCACATACGTCTTGCTGCCGATGATCTCCTCGACCTGGTCGCCCGGCTCCGGCTCCACCGCCTGGCCATCCAGCACCAGGTCCGCCGCCGTGATCAGGTAATCGCGCATGACAACGCGAATCTCCATGCCGTAAGCGTCCGGGAGCCGCGCAACGGTGCTGCCGGGTGTGGCCGCGATCTGCACCGAAGAATCGCCGCGCTTATAGGTCACGGTCTTGCTCATGTGTGCCTTGCGCTGCGCGGCCAGCCAGGCCATGCCCTCTTGTAGCATGTCCGTCATGTCATTGCCTTTCGAATCAGCTCGCGCAACACCGTGCCTTCCCGGAACTCATCCTGATTCCACTGGCGGCAAGCCAGCCAGTAGAGGTAATTGCGCACGTCTTCGGCCTCCGGATGCCAGCCATCGAGCATCTCCTGGAGGGCCTGCCGAAATCCGGCGACTGTCGTCTGCTTTGCCACACCTGCCTTTGCATAGAGCGCCGGCCCGAAGCAAAGCACGGGGCAGCCCATCGCCAGGCACTCGTTGCCTGCGTTGCTGTTGATGGTCACCGCGAACTGCGCCTGCTCAACGGCCTGTTCCAGCGTTTCTGCGTCCGACCGTGGCAGGTAAGCCACTCGCTTCACCTGCGCCTTCGGATGGGGTCGAAATACGGCCTCAACGCCGTCGGGCAGGGATCGCGCCACTATCTTCTCCAGCGGCGTTGAAAGCTTGATCTCGCTCTCGTCCATCTGAGAGTCGCCTGCAACCTGGCCCAGGACAAGCACATCACGACCTTTACGCCCATGGAATCCCCGCAAGCGACGCGGCCAGACGGCCCGGAAGCGTTTCTCGCCTTCGGGTGGTACTGACTTCATGAGGTCATTCACCCAGGAAGCCCAGTGCAGAATGCCCTTTGTGTCAGCTTGCCAGTAGGTGTTCCTGCTGAAGAAGCCCAGCTCAAGGTAGAGAGCCGGGATGCAATGTTTGCGAGCGAGGTCGGCAACACGCTTATGGTGACCACGGCGCCCATTCCAGATGACGACCAGATCGTAGAACTGCAAATCGGTCACCTTCTCGCAGTCGTGTACGTCCACGTCACAACCGATTTTGGCGAGCCCCTCGGCTATCGCGTGGAACGGCTCCGCGCAGACCTTGCTCTTGTTCCATTGAAAAGCATTCGGGGTCAGGCAGACTTGCAGCCCCTTCATCCGCCCCCTTGCCTTCGTATTCCGCACATACGTGGCCATCCCTTCCGACAAGCGATGTCGGGGCAGTTCTTGTTTCTCGTTGGCCCAGAGGTGCATCACGAAAGGGAGTTGCCCCCCAGTGGGGGCGATGTGCCGCGCCTTGTGAGGACCGCGCTCGCGAACCAGATCATATAGTCGCGTTGCCTGCCCGATCTTCGCCGGATAGAACCAGGGCCAGGCTCCGACCTCAAAGAGACGGGAATGCTCCTTGTAGAGGGCCGTCAAAAGGCCGGGACCCGTGTCGATCCTTCCGAGCGGAGAACGCAACCGCATGAGCCTCTCGTCTATCGCGGGCCATGTCACGCACTCGGCGCCTGCTGCGAGAATGGCCCCGTTGTGCGTCAAAGCCTTGTTCTTCTGTCCGTGCTGCTCTGTGATAAAAAGCCGCTTACCGTCAAGCGCATACGCGGATTCGATGTCACGCACAGGGCGCAAGGGAAATACGTCTACGTCGAAGTACCAGCCGCCATAGCGCTGAAGGACGCTGTATCGGAGCAGGTCCGATGTGTGGGCAAATGAGCTCGCGGCACCGTAGAGCTCGCGATACTTCGGCAGCAGCGCCTCTTCACCGTGGACTTGCACGTCATATTCGAGATTCAGTCCACGAAAGGCCTCGATGTTCGCCTGCGCCCACCCCGGCATTGGAGGGGCCGGCTGTCCAGGCAGGCCGGTCCAGACGAAATGGATCAGCTTAGGTATCACCAGGGTTCTCCCCATGCGATGTCCTTGTTGCGAACAATCGTTTGATCCTCACGCCAGAGCTTGTGTTGAGCGATATTCTGCTCGCGGCTGATGACACCGCCCGTAGATTGCAACCCGCGCGAGGCGTAGAGTCCTACCGCAAACTGGCCCTTTATGTATCTTTTTTCGAGGTTGCATCGGAGCAGCCGCGCCCAGATATCGAAATCTTCGGCACCGTAATCCGTGAACCGCTCGTCGAACCCGCCGATTTTGATCAGGAGCTCTCGCTCTGCACACCACCACATCAGGCCCGGAAGCTCGCAATCCCGCCCGCCCTCGAACCCTACAGTAGTGGCGTTGTCGTGGTCGCGCTCCATTATCCACGTGCCCCAGGCACGCCAGAGTCCTGCTTCCTGCACCTGATCGAGCGTGGCGGCAATGATGTCGTGACAATGGAGCACATCCGAGTCCACGAAGGCGACCCAACGGCCACGCGCTGCCCGCAGGCCTACATTGCGCGCCAGACCGGGGCAGTTCGGTTTGCCGATGTTCTTGGTGCGCCGGATGCAGCGGAGGTTTTGCCATCCGAACTCACGCCGCACGTATTCATCCGTCCCGTCGAGGCTGCCGTCGTCCACCACGATGATCTCAAACCGATACGGAGGTGCCACCGTTCGCAGCAGCGAGCGAATGCAAAGGTCCATGTAAGCGCGACGGTTGAAAGCAGGGATTACGACCGAAAGCCGGGGCTTCGTTTGCGGGGCTGCCCGAAACAGGAAGCAGCCCACACGGTCGCTTCCGCCGACGTATTCGCCGCCCAGCGATTCCCATTTCTCGCGTGGCCACCAGAATTGGTGAATCTCGTTCGCATTGTCCCACATTATCCCCTGGGGAAATTCCGAAATGGGCGTGTTGACGACAACGCCGAGCCGCGCCACGTTTCGTGCACGAGTCAGGACCTCCAGGGCGGTCTCCGGCCGAAGGTGCTCAAGGACATCGCCCAGGACCACCAAGTCATAGCTGCCGTTGGGCGCGCGCCAGAGGAAATGCAGCAAGTCACCTTCCGCCCCGCCGATCAGCGAATCATAGAGCGATAGAGAGGGCCATCCCTCGGTATTTCGGCAGGCCGGATCAACCAGGTAGCGCAGCCAGCAATCAACACCCGTCAGCTCGGCACCGGGGAACACCCTGCGGATCTCCTCGCCGAGACAGCCCGCGCCCATCCCAGCATCCACTATCTGTGGCCTGGGACCAGGATCGAGGCGTTTAATCGCCTCGATCATCGGACCCCGTGTGTCTGCACAACTGCGAGCCATGAGAATCCCGGACATCAGCGGCGGGCGCCCGGCCTGTGGCGCATCGCCCACCGACCCATGCTGCGCTCTCAGCCGGGAGGTGAAGATACCTCACTGACTCATGCGCACACGAACGGTGGAATCAGATGCAGCGGCAGCCGCGATCGCCTTTCCGAGGTAGACGTTCGAATCGGCGGTGGCAGTCGCCTGCTCGTTCTCCTCGTCCCAGTACGCCTTCGCGCCCGCCGAGATCGCCGAGGCGGAGCCGGTATCCTTGGGGAAATCAAAGATGCCGCTGACCGCCAGGGCGCCGAGGTCGCCGGCGGCAATATCCTGCATTGAAACGCCGATGAGCTCTCCTTGCACCACAACATCGCCCGCCGAAACAGCCGAGTCGGGCGTGTAATCCACGCTGTCGCCCGTCGCAACGAATTTCACAGTCGGAGTGGCCATCTGAAAATCCTCCTTCTTTGCTGAAAGACATCAAGAACCGAAGCGGTGGGGCAATCGGCTCAAGCCGGTTGGCCCCCGGATTTTAGCCAGCACCTGTAGACTTCACGGCGCCCCGATGATCAATCTGGCAGACGCCGATGTCCCAGTAGCCGCGCCAGCCCTTGCCGAGCACATCGCCAGCCAGAGTCGCCGGCTCGAACGTTGGCGTCTCGTTGCCGCGCAGGTAGGCGATGCCGAATGCCGCCACCTCTGCCGGATCGGCAAACAGATACCAGGCGGTCGTGCTGTAGCCCGTATAGTTCGAGTTGCTCAGGTACGGGCTCGGGATGGGCTGGTACTTGCCCTGGTGTATGTTAGCATTGGGCGTCTTCGTGGTGCCGCCCAGAATGACCGTCTTCGAAGTGTAAAGCTCCTGTGCCGTTGCGAACAGCTCGGGCGGCACAACCAGGAACTTCGGATTCAGCACGATCGGATTGCCATCCGAATCGGTCTGCTTCATCAGCTTGGCGACAGCGGACGACAGGCCGGAAGAGCCCAGGGTAGCGGTGATGAGGTTGCCATTACCGCTCTTGAAGAAGCTATCCGTATTGGCCAGCACCAGCGTCCAGAACAGGCTCTCCAGCTTCAAGGCCGCACCGCGCCCGAACATCTGGGGAATCTGCGTGAACACGTTCAGGTCATCGTTGATGATCTGCTGGCGCGTCAACGCAAGGATCCGCCCGTAGGTGTCGACCGAGAAGCTGTAGCTCTGCTCATTCAGATCGAAGTGCTTCAGCTCTCCTCCTTCTCCTACCTCGTCAAAAACGCTATTACCGGTCAGCCGGTAGCCGGTGTGCGTTTTGAAGTCGTTGGCCGTCAGCTTCTGAGCGACGAGCCGGGCAGCGCTCGTAATGCTCTTGTACGCAGACAGCGCCACCTTGTTTGCCACGTTCCCCAGGATGCCGCTGAGCGTGGTCGTGCTGAAGGCGGCTTCCAGGTAATCCTGGTCTCCCGCCGAAGGCATGGGCGGCGTCACGCCGTCCAGCTCGCAGGAAATGGCGATCAGCCGCTTGAGGCCCAGGCCGCGAAACGCATCAGCGCGCTCCAGGATGTCCTCATCGTACACCTCCTCGACGACCTCGCTTTTTTCAACGCCTCCCAGCCGAATGGCAGCCTCCAGGATCTTCGGGGTCGCGTCACGAGTCCCCGACTGCACGTAGAGTCCCTTCGGCCGGTTGGCCCGCAGGACCTCCAGCTCAACCTTCGTCTCGTCCCATCCCTCCTCGATGGCCTTCGCCTCGATGTCCGGATGCTTTCCGGCGCACAGTTGGCGCACCCTGGCGATCCTTTTCGACTCTTCCGCTGAGGCCTTGCGGAGGTCGGCCACGGCAGCCGCCTCGAGATCTCCAGCCTCCGGGCGGGGATCCGGCTCTTTGGCCTTCATCTCCGCCTTCCACTGAGCCTTCAGCTCAGCGATCTTGTCCTCCGACATCGCTGCCACATCGAGGCCCTTTGCTTCAAGCCATTTTTCAAACTCCATCTGATTCCCTCCTTCCAAAACGAATCGAGCCGCCACCTGCAACTTGCTGGAATGATCGGCTCCTACCGGTAACACAGAAACTTCCCGCAATATTGCTTTCGTCACACAATAGAACGGTCCAGTTTGCTCCTGCCCGTTCACCTCCCGTTTGCCCCGAACCAGCTCGCTCTCTTCCACCTCGGCGCCGATTGAGAGCTGCCAGTCGCCACCCGCACGGGCCTGCTCAAGCACACCCTGCGCAACCTCGCTGCTCGAGAGCACCTCGCCCTCTAACAGGAGCCTGTCTCCCTCGACGTGCGCGCTGACCAGGCCGATGCGCGCACCGGGGCGATTCTCATGATTTGTCAACAGCGGGACTTTCTCCGGTATCTCCAGACCGGCCAGGTCAACAACGACCGGGTATCGCCAGCCGGACAGCTTCATCTTGCCGCCGCTGTATGCCACGCCGTGGACCCTGACCCTTCCAGCGGCCTCCAGCTCGAGCTGCACGCCGGATTGCGCTACCTTTTCCCCCGTGCCGATGTCCTTGCGATGCCTCTCCAGGTGGTCAATCACGACATTTGCCGCCTTCTTGCCGGTCCGTGCGCCCATTGCGGCGGCATAGGCCACACCCAGGCCCTGCCGGTGGAGCAGAAGAACGCCATCCTCGTAGATGCCGTTCTCGTCGAGGGACTTCCCCCCTTTCACCCAGTGATGCGCATAGCCCCACGTGGATTTCTTGCCAGGCTCGCCCTGCCAGGCGAAAGCGGCCCGCGGAAGTTTCGTCTTGTCCACCGAGGCCCAGTCCGGCTCATCCTCATCGGTGCTGGAATTGTGCGAAAAGGCCGCCTCCAGGCCGTTGTTCCCGGACCCATCGGCCGGCGTTCGCTGCCCTGGGCCGGGCCGTTCCACGCGGCGCATCTCTCCGCCGCATTGGGGACACCTGATGTCCCGGCAGTGCTGCTCGCTTCTCAGACGGCCGCCGCAGTCAAGACATTCGCACTCGTATTTTGTGCTTCCCCGAGCTTGAGCTTTCTTATCGCTGGCAGGCTCGAAGCGGATCGGCTTGTAACCGTGCTCCTTCAGCCACTTCTTCGCGTCGGCCGCCGTAAACGTGCTCGCATCAAACCGGATGGCCTGAAGCTCCGCCTTCCCCTCCGCGGTGATGCCCCAGATGGCGTGTATTCCGGAACCAAACTTGTCGTTCTGGCGGCGGAACTTCTCGTAGCGATCCGGATCTCTCAAACGAGCTGAATGTTCACTTGGATAAGGCATCCTCCACCTCCTGCATCAATTCTTCAATGGCATCACTGGCTTCTGCCGCGACACCCTTTTCGGGCTCCGGCTGTGGCAGCCCAAGTTTCTGCATCTCGCGAAGCTCCCTGGCGCACTGCCGGAACTCCTTTTGCCAGTCCCGCCCCTGGCGAGCGTACTCATGCGCGAACGTCGTAGTGTGATTCTTCAAGCGCGTCGCTTGAGCCTTCGCCTCCTGCAGCGGATTGATCGCGTAGTTCGGGCCGTCCCAGAACCAGACGTGTTCAAAGCTCGCCGGCAGATCAAATCCGTAAGCCATTCGCGCTTCGGCGAGCCATTCCGTCAAGATCGCATTAACAATTTCCTGCCCCATGTCGAACTGCGTGACGGATATCATCCTCTGGTAGCCCTGGTGATCGAGGCGCCCGGACGCGAAGTTGGATTTACTGCTGTCTCCGGCGGCCAGGTTGTAGGGCATGGCCACGCAGCGGGCAATCTCTTTGAGAACCTCTTGCTTGAAATCAGGATAGGTTGTCGGCGGATGTTCGGTTTTCATCTGATCCATGCGCCAGCCGGCCGGCATGGAGAGCATCATGTTACGCTGAAGCTCAATCGCATCGAGCGGCTCAACGACTTCCGCCTCGCCATCGGCGGGGGCATCGGTCCAGAGAATCGCGGCTATATCCGCCGCCGTCTCGGCAGCGCTCAGGACGGCCTGCGTGTATCGCCGTAATTGCCCGAAAAGCTCGAGGGCCGGCATAATTTCCGGCACGCCCCTGTGTTGCTCCGGCCTGTCCATCCGGAACCAGTGCAGCATGTATTGGGCGGGAATGACATCGTGCTCGTAGCCGACGGAGAAGTCAGCGCCCCCTGGGTGGCCTTTCAGCACCTGGTATTCCTCGACATTGCCATACTCATCCAGAATCACGCCGTCCACGTTTTTCGCGTCGAGGGTGAGTTGTGGCGATGCGACGCGATCACATTCGATCAGTGCGAGGTCAAGCTGGACGGGGCAGTCAATTTTCGGATTTGTTCGCATGTGGGCGAATCCCTCGCCGTCGCAGACGCGCGCCCGGTGGAGCGTGCGAAGTTTTCGGGCCAGGCTCACGGCCAGGCTCCATTCCCTCCAGGCCGCCTCGACGGCATCGTTCAACTCCTCGTCGTCTGTGAGCACCTGAAGGCGGGGACCTGTCCCGACGACATCATTCACATAGGTCTCCAGGATGCCACGCGCATAGGAATTGTTGGCGACCTCATAACGGGCCCGTTGCCGCAGCGTCTTGCGAACGCTGTAACTATTTGCACGGTCCGCGCTCAGCGCGTCGGCCGCCGCCCAGTGACGGCTGGTCTGGGTCGTGGATTGGGCCGCGTCATAAGTTGCCCGCAGCCGCAAGCGCTTCAGCGGCAGAGCCGCCTGGCGTTCCCGCAGGGTCTGGCGTGGTTTCTGTTTTGACCGCCGCAACCAGCCGAATAGAGCCATCAGGCCGCTCCAGGATGCTTGAGCACGTTCCAGCGGAGGCCTCGGTGCTGCTTGGCGACCGCGGCCTTGCTGGAGAGATACCGATCCGCCTCGATCAGATCTTTGAGCGAATGCTGCTCGACCTCGCCCTCGTCGCCTCGCATCCGCTTGGGCTTCTGCGCGCCCTCCTCTATCGCCGTCTGAACTTCGTCCGGCATTGCCTTCCCTCTACTTTGCCTTGTAGCACGAAGCCAAAAAGAAAGGGCCGCGTGAGTGTGTGGCCCCACACGGCCCGACTCTTCCTGGCTCCACGATCTGCCGGAGATCACTCGGCATCACCGTCGCCCTATTGTCTATCTCCATTGTGCGCGGACTTGCGTTCTGTTGCAACCCCTTCAGTTACAGATATGTAATTTTGGTCGTTTTTTGTTACATATATGTAACTTTGGCCCCTTCTTGGCGGGCTTCGCGGGGCGGAGTAGCCGTTTCAGCCCGCAATTTTCTCCGATGCTTTTTCAAATGTTGTGAACCTGTGCCCGCAGTTTCGGCATTCCCGGCGCCGCATGATCTTGCCCAGAATGCTCGGCCGCGTGTACAGCACCGGCACGTGTCGGCAGCCGCACCTCGGGCAGCAGATGCCCCGTTCCTCATCGCCTTTTTGTAGCTGAGACAATCTCATCGCCCCCACTTCCGCCGCTGAAGTTCCGACAACTTGAGGGGTTTCCGAACCGCCTCTTGCGACCTGCCCCCGATCATGGTCGTCAGTGCGATGCCGCGCATGGACGCTGCCGCCGCGCAGCCGACCAGGCAGTCAAACCAGTGATTATCGGGCTGGTTCGGCGGGAGCTTCCACTCGTCCACGGTTCGGCCCCGCCCCGATGTCGTCACCCGATATTCGGCCGTTATGTGCTCTGCAAACAAGCGATGCAGGTCGGCTTTCCTGCCGAAAAGGGACAGGCACCCTGGATCGCCGATCGCCGTGCGAAAACGCTCCTCCACAAAGCTTTTCCAGTAGTTCGTGTCAACCTCGACATGCCGCAGCGTTCGCTTCTTCGTGACGGAGGGAATCCACCAGTGGTGACCGATCCTGTCGCCACGCTTGCGATCGTATTCGTTGATCGGTTTCTGCGAAGCGGTCACACCATGTCCCCGCGCCGGCATCAGTATCGCGGCATGTTCGCTCTGCCGGCAGAACTGGTGCACCACATCGGTCTTCCAGCCCTGATCCACCAGGCAGAGCCCGATGCGCATGACAGTCCCATCCTCTCGTGGCCATTCGGTCCCGGCGAGGCCCTTTATCAGCACTTCCAGGCCTGCATATATCGCTCCCTCCACGCCCGTTCCCCGGTGAGCGCGGCGCAAGGTGCGCTGAGCATCCCGGCTGGTAAACCGCGCTCGCCCCTGGTCCGGGTAGGTGCCGTAATCCACGACGTAGCCCGTGAAGTTCGACTCCCAGGCCGCCACCACGTAGAAGAGCAGCCTCTCCTGCACATCCACGAAGGCGGTCAGAAGATCGCAAGATGCCGGTACCTGCTTGCGGGGCCGTCCGTTGGTCTTGGCCGCAACGACATCAGGATCGAGCCGATCCCGCTGTTCCTGTTCGGGCAGCGGCTCGTTCTGGTATTCGGCCCAGAATGCGGCCTCGTCGCGCATCTTCAGGTTCATGGCGTGCTGGATGCCCGATAGCTCATCCTTGTTGTGCCGCTCCGGCCATGCGACAACCGCGCCCTTGTCCATCTGTTCGCGGTGCTGACGATAGAATTCAGTCGCCTCTTTCCCGCCCCTGCCCATTCTCAAGCTGTCCGCGCGGATCTCTGCATACCTGGCCCACAGCTTTTCATTCTTCGGCAAGGAATACATCATCTTCATCCGCTCGCCCTGCCATTCGGGGTGCTTATCCCTGTCCAGAATGCGATCGGCCATGTCGCCGGGGCGAATCACGGTACAGGGCATGATGCCCGATATCTTCTTTCGCGGTCCGGCCAGGCCGAGGACCGCACCGGCCAGCACGCTTTCGCGCATTGCGGATTGTGAAAGGCTGCGGGCGGACTGGTCGGTCTGCGGATCGTCCAGAACGACCAGATCGGGGCGAGCAGCGTGTCCGTCGGCACGCTTATGCTTCATTCCCCGGATTCCGCCCGTGATCCCCGCAACTCTGATGATGGCTCCGCCCGCCCGGGCGCCGGGGATCGTGGCAAATACGATCTCGCGTGCCGTCCACTCGATGTACGTGCTCTTGCCCTGGTAGAGCTGCCCCGCGCAGCGGTTGGCGATGCCCTCCAGGCATCGCACGGGGTAAACGGCCTCCGGAAAGTCTTCCAGG